TCTACAGTAACTATTACAGAGCGTACATTAACTTTAGAGAATTTCCAAGTTAATTTATCTTTATGTAAAAAAGATTACATCACTTCTTGGCAATCTGAAGAAATGGGGTATTCTGCAAACAAAGTATTAGCTAAATCTTTTGCTGATTACTTGCTTGCATTCGTAGTAGAGAAAGTTGCTTCTGCTATCGAGACATCTATTTGGAATGGTGTTAATGCTACTGACGGACAAGTTGCTGGTATCATGACATTATTAACTGCTGACGCTGCTTTGCCAACTGCTAACGAGGTTGCTGGAACAACTGTTACTGCTGCTAACGTTATTGCTGAATTAGGAAAAATCGTTGACGCAATTCCAGCTGCATTATATGGTAAAGATGATTTGAAACTTTATGTATCTCAAAACATCGCTAAATTATATGTTCGTGCATTAGGTGGATTTGGAGCTTCAGGATTAGGTGCTAATGGTTCTGATAATAAAGGGACACAATGGTATAACAATGGTCAATTGACTTTTGATGGTATTCCATTATTCGTAGCAAACGGATTGACTGCAAACCAAGCAATCGCTGCTCAAACTTCTAACTTATTCTTTGGTTGTGGTTTGTTAAACGACGCTAACGAAGTACGTTTGATTGACACTGCTGAAACTTTAGGAGATGACAATGTAAGAGTTGTTATGAGAGCTGGTTACGCGGTTAACTACCACTCAGTTTCAGACATCGTGACTTACGGAATCACAAACGCAGCTAACTAATCACTAGCAAACAAATATTAGGGAGGGGAAAAAAACTCCTCCCTTTTTTTATAACTAATTAAAACTATAAACTCATGGCATGTGATATTGCAAAAGGTAGATTAGAAGAGTGCAAAGACCAAGTTGGAGGTCTTAAAGCAGTTTACTTCATTAACTACCAAATAGCTCGAGCAGATATAACGTACGACGCTACAAATACAGATATGATTACAGCAATTACTAACGTAGATGTGTTGTACAAGTATGAATTAAAAGGAGTAGACAATACTTTCGACCAAGATGTAGTGTCTGACAGAAATGCTGGTACCACTTATTTTAGTCAAAAATTAAACATTAGATTAAAGCACCAAGATATTGCTACACATAAGCAAATTAAATTATTGTCTTATGGACGTCCTCACATCGTGGTACAGACTAATAATGACCAATTCTTCATTATGGGTTTAGAGCAAGGTGCTGATGTTGTAGGTGGAACAATTTCTACAGGTGGTGAAATGAAATCTGCTTCAGGATATTCATTGAATTTCGTAGCAGACGAGAAAGTTCCTGCTAACTTCTTGAATGCGTCAACATCAACAGCGATGTTAGCGTTATTTACAAGTGCTACAATGGTTACTTCATAGCCTAAAATAGTTCACTAGGCTAAGAAGGGGTGTCGATTAAGTTCGGCATCCCTTTTTGTGTTTAAAACAAAATGTAATTCTTTAAGTTATATATACATGATAGTATTAGAGCCTATAGCGACATCACAATTAATAACAGTTACTCAAAGGTTAACTGACCTTGGAACAATACCTAGAGCGAATAAATTACAAATTACAGACGAAGAAACAAACGTATCTAGGGTAATAACATTAACGGCTACAGCTCCATACGATTACTTTGATAATATTACCTTAACAATTAATCCAGCATTAAAGGAAGGACATACTTATAAGGCTGTTCTTTATTACAATACTATCGATAAATACACATGGAAAGGTAAAATCTTCTGCACTGCTCAAATTACTACTTCATTAGGGTTTGAAGACGTAAGAGATTATAGTGTAAACGATGGTAAATACATAGAAAATACAACAACAAACCAATTTATATTAAATGACTAGTAACCACGTTATAGAATTATCTGCATATACATCGCCAATAGTTACGGAAGATAAGCGTAATGAATGGGTAAACTATGGGGAGGATAATAATTACTTTCAATTCTTAATTGATAGATATTCCAATAGTGCTACACATAGTGCTGTTGTGAACAATATTAGTAGATTAATCTACGGGAAAGGTTTAAGTGCGTTAGATGCGTCTAAAAAACCAAACGATTACGCACAAATGTTGACTCTATTTACAGCAAATGACTTGCGTAGGGTGATACAAGACTTATATTTGTTAGGTCAAGGTGCGTTTCAGGTACATTATGACAAAGGACATAAGAACGTAATTAAAGTTTACCACATTCCTGTACAGTTATTACGACCAGAGAAATGTGATGCAGACGGTAATATTGTAGGATATTATTATTCAGATAACTGGGAAGATCCTAAGAAGTTTGTACCTAAAAGATTTGACGCATTCGGTGAGGGTAAATCAGAGATAGAGATACTAATGATACAGCCTTATTCAGTAGGTACTAAGTATTTTAGTCGTGTTGATTACCAAGGGGCACTAGAATATACTGTATTAGAAGAAAAGATTAGCGAATACCTTATTAATGAGGTTTCTAATGGATTCAGTCCAACGACTATAGTTAATTTTAATAATGGTACACCGACTGATGAGCAGAAAGACGAGATTGCGCGTGCTACGATAAGTAAATTAACAGGTTCAATGGGTAAGAAAGTAGTAGTTTCATTCAATGAAGATGAAGCTAAAAAGACTACAATTGATAGTGTTCCACTTAACGACGCTCCTGAACATTACCAATACTTATCTGACGAGTGCAGAAGCAAGATATTAACAGGTCATTGTGTAACTTCACCGCTTATATTTGGTATTGCTACAACCACAGGATTTAGTGCAAATGCAGACGAGTTAAAGAATAGTGTTATTCTATTTGATAACATGGTAATAAGACCAAAGCAAGAAATATTATTAGAAGCGTTAGATAGTATTTTAGCATTTAATGGTATATCATTAAAGTTATTCTTTAAGACTTTACAACCTTTAGAATTTGTAGACTTATCAAACGCACAATCTACAGAGCAAGTTAAAGAAGAAACAGGCGTTGAAATGAGTGCTGAAGACCATATCGAATGGATTGATGGACACGAATACATAAGAATTGACAGTAGAGAGGTTGATTATGATTTAGAAGACGAGTTAGATGCTGAACTTGAAGCGTTAAATTCACCAAAAAAAACGTTATTATCTAAAATTGTTAACCTAGTTTCTACAGGAACTGCAAGAGCTAACATAAAGTCAGAGCAAGATGGAGCTATTTTCAAACATAGATATAGATATGTAGGAGGAGTTTCTGATAATACTAGAGATTTTTGCAAAGCAATGATTAAAGCAAACAAAATATATCGTAAAGAAGATATTATTGCAATGGGTGAACAAGCAGTAAATGAAGGATGGGGACCAGAAGGTGCAGATACTTACTCAATTTGGCTATATAAAGGTGGTGGAGATTGTCACCATAAGTGGTTTAGAGAAACATATCTTAAAAAATCAGATGCTAATTCACCTAAAGCACGAAAATACACACCTAGTGAAGTTAGAAAGGCTGGAGAAATTGTACCACTTACTGATAAAGATAAAAGCGGTAAACAAGTAAACGATAAACGTGTATATCAAAGACCGACAGACATGCCGTACAATGGATTCTTACCAACAAATAAACGATTTAACTAATGGCAGAAGCATTATTAATAGGGAAAGCAGATTTGCAAGCGTACACAGCATTAAATGGTAATGTTGATACGGATAAGGTAATACCCTTCATAAAAATCGCACAGGATATTTGGCTGTTGCAATACGTGGGTACTGACTTAATGACTAAAATTAAGAATGATATAGCAGCAAGTACATTAACAGGTAACTATGCAACGCTTGTAAATACGTATTTAAAACCGATGTTAATACATTTTACGATGGTAGAATATTTACCATTCGCAGCTTATTCGATTTCTAATAAAGGACTTTATAAACATAGTTCTGAAAATGCTGAAATAGTAAGTAAGGAAGAAGTTGATTATTTAATAGAGAAAGAAAAACGTATCGCGGAAAATTACTCGCAAAGATTCTTAGATTACATGTGTGTAAACTCTTCACTATTTACGGAATATACAAGCAATGGAAGTGGAGATGTATTTCCTCAAAATGGTAATTACTTATCAAATTGGTACATATGATTAGAGAGGTATACAAGCCTAAACAAAACAATGTTATTAAATTAGAGTTATATCTAAAGAAGATAGAAAAAGATGGCAAACAAAAAGATAAGCGAATTAACACCGAAGGCAGCACAACTAGAAGATAGTGACCTGATAATGATTTCCGATTACAACGGAGCTACGTACGACACTAAATCTGTTACAGGCGCGGAGATAAGACCATTCAAAACTATAATGTTTACATTGTCACAAACAGGTACTAGTGCGCCTACTGTAGATTGGAGCTACGAAACGGAGGTTACTCAAACTTTTACCTTTGCTAGGGCTGCTGCAGGAGAGTATACATTAACAGCTTCAAGTGCTTTATTTACTGCTTCAAAAACGTTTATAAATATATCGGTAGGAGCTAGTGGAGCAGGAACAAATATAGGAGCGTATAGAACGTCTACAACAGTAATAACGTTTTACACTTCGGATAGTACAGCAGCTTCATTATTAGACTCATTGCTAGATGTCGCACAATTAGAAATCAAAATAATAAAATAGATATGAGTTTACCAAATTTAGATAGATTAGTTGCTACGAAAGGAACTAAATTAGTGAATGACACAACGGAAGTAACTGCTACAATTGCTGGAATTTTCGTATTAGAAGACACGGTGTTTAACGCTATTAAAGTAGCTGGTTCAGATGTTAAGAGTACATATATTACTACTCCAGCTACAGCAGTTAAAGCTGGTGCGTTGATTACAGGAGCTGGTGTGTTATTTAGCGGTGTTGATTTAACAAGCGGTTCGGTTAACTTAATCTTGGGTTAAGATGTTCTACGGATACGGAATTCTTAATAATCACGTACCAACGTTGAAGGCTACTGCTATGCGAGGGGGAAGTACTAGTCCATTCTTAACTAGCTTATATGCCGTTTACAAAGGTGAGTCAAACGCAAACGATTCACTAGGTACGTATAACGGAACAGCACAAGGTGGATTAACTTATAGTGGTGGTAAAAGTGGGAATGCTTTTACTTTTAATGGCACAAATGCCTATGTAAGTTTACCTAATAATATGTTTAATTCCTTTACGGATGATTTTTCTATAAACTTATGGGTAAATATAGTAGAAAATGGCACACTCCAAACTTTACTAGCTTGCAAGGCTTATGATGGAATTAACGCATGGGGGTTTTCTTTATTCAATACAGGAACTACTAGATTTGATATTTCAAACGGAACATCCACAGCTGTTACTTTGCTAGAACCTGGGATTAATAACCCTTATAATACATGGTATATGATTACAATTACCCGCAAAACAAGTACAGGTACAAAAATTTATTATAATGGTACGTTAACTGCGAGTAATACAAGTACGGTTAATCCAGTGTATAATCCAACAACTAATAAATGTACTATTGGTGCTTATGATTTAACTTACCCAATAAGTGTAGGTGTTTTCTATCATTGTGCTAACGGAACTAAAATAGACGAATTAAATACATGGACTAAAGAGCTAACAGCAACAGATGTAACAACATTATACAATGCAGGAGTAGGTAAATTTTATCCAACATTTTAAACTATGACTAAAGTAAGACAATTAACACTAGAGCAAAAGAATATCCTTGTAGGTAAAGTATGGGGGTTTCAAGGTCAATTATTCAATCCTCAAATTGATGCGAACGGGGTTTGGTTTATATCAAATGAAGAAGTAAACGGATGTACTTTACAACAAGCGGAGTCTATACCATGTGATGCGTGGTTGTTGACATTACCTGAAATTGATTATAATCCTGTAGTTACTGAGTTTATATAATGCAAGAAATAAGTAGTATATTAAATTCCAAGTTATCACCTATTATGATATTCATATTAGTGGTATTAGTAGTTGTATTATATTACTTTCATAAACCTATATCGACATGGTTTACTTCATTAATTAAACGTAAAGAGAAAATACAAGATATTAAGTCTTTAAGAGCACATGATATATTTAATACTTTGCAACGTGTAAAGCAAGAAGTATCACACATGAAATTTTACACACATGGAGTATTTGACGCGAATAAGTCTAGGATGTGCAGTGATTTCGCTAAATTTAAATGCAATGTTTGTACCGATAAATTTCTTGAATTCCTAGATAATGACTTTAGTAAAATAAATTCAGACGAATTGAAGCAATTAATGCTTAAAGAAATGTGGGGAATGCACGCTGAATATATAAAACAAATTCGTGCGTTTTGGATTCAAAAAGGTATTACAAACCAAGATGTAGATTATGTGATTGAGCTATTTGAAAAATTTAGATACGATGTTGTTGTGTCTTTTCAAAATAGAATAGATGGAATTTTTGCAAGTTCGTATCATAAAAATAACTTTGAGAAAATACTAGCATGTTACGAAATGTATGCTATGGGAATTGATTTACTTGCTAAGGATATGTTAACGACATTTGAAGCGTTAAACGGAAGGTTCACTAATATAAACTATATATGAAAATTTTAGACAGAATAAAAGCTCCAAGACCAAAGTTTTGGGTAAAAATTGGAAAAGTAGGTGTAGCACTTACAATCGTAGGAGGTGTGTTAGTTACCCCACTTCCAATGGTAGGAGGTGTATTATTAACGGCAGGAGCTACAATCAAAAGTATTTCTCACTTAGCAATAGAAGATAATGGATCAGTTAACAATAGATAGGATAGCTACTGCACATCCTAAAATTAGAGAAGAGTTAAATAATTATTATATCGAATGTAATAACAAACTACCTAAGGGCGTTAGATTGCGTTTTGCGTACGTTTATCGAAGTGTAGAAGAACAAAACAAGCTATACGCTCAAAGACCTAAAGTTACTAATGCTAAAGGTGGACAATCGATACATAATTATGGATTGGCTTTTGATTACGTTATCATGTTAGACAAAGATAATAACGGAACATTTGAGACTATCGAATGGGATTTAAAGTCTCCATACCATAAAGTAGTAGTAGACTATTTTAAGTCTAAAGGTTATGAATGGGGTGGGGACTGGAAAAATTTTAAAGATTATCCACATTTTCAAAAGGCATTCGGTCACACATGGCAAACATTGAAAAACAAGCCT